TTATTTAAATTATATAAAGGTCAATGACACTTCAGGTAATCTTCTGTTTGGTGCTAATAACACTGGCGATAGTAGTGCTGGTGAGATCGATGTCAATGTAAGATCATACTTTAGTGATCCAGATATTACTTTGGATGGTGCTGTTGCACAAACTTTAGACAAGACTGGAGATGGTAATCTAACATTTCAGACTACACAGAACTCAACATCCGCTAGAACATTAAGTATTTTAGCAACCAACGCTGGTTCTGGTAATAGTGGTGTTGTAGTAACTGCAGAAAATACAGTTACTATTACTGCATCAGATGCTGCTGGTAAAGTACAAGTAGAAGACACATATTTCCAAGGGGATTACATCGGTTCCTCTGCTGCTACCATGATCTTGGATCCTGGTGATGACAGAGCAGTAAGTGGTAAAGTTCAAATAATGGGGGATTTACAAGTAGATGGAACGACTACAACAATTAATTCGTCAGTCACTACGCTGGATGATCCTATCATTACTCTTGGCGGTGATACTGCTCCAGGTTCAGATGACAACAAGGATCGAGGAGTTGAATTCAGATATTACGACGCAAGTGCAAAGGTTGGATTCTTTGGATACGATGATTCTGCCACTGATCTTGGAGGACATACAGGAGCATTCTCCTTCCTCTATGATGCCACAAATTCCTCAGAGGTATTCTCTGGAACAGATGCAGGGATCATCGCTGGTAACTTAAAACTTACAACTGGTACAGCATCTACAACTAACACTACTGGAGATTTGGTAGTTGCAGGTGGTGCTGGAATCGGTGGTGCAGTTAATCTTGGTAGTACCTTAAATGTAGATGCTGCAGCAACCTTTGAAGATGATCTTATATTAAATGCTGATGCTAAGAACTTTAAGATTCAATTAGATAATGGTACAGATAAGTTTACTGTTGCTTCTGCTACTGGTAATACACTTATAAAAGGAACTTTAGACGTAGATGGAGATGCTGATTTTGATGCAAACTTAACCGTAGATGGTACTGCAGTTGATATTAATGCAACTCTAAATGTATCTGGATTAACTTACTTTGAAAATACTGATGCACCAACCATTGCTTACAATAGTGGTACAGATGAGTATGAAATTCAGAGTTCTGATTATGGTGCGTTAAGAATAGATGGTGGTGGATATGTTGATAAAGACTTCCTCTTTAACGGCAACGTTTGGTTTAACGGAGATCTCAACCAGAAAGATAATAGTTCTGAGAGTTGGGGATTCAGGAACTGGTTGCAGGTCAGATATAAAGGAAGAATGGGTTCTTCTGCTGCATACACTCCTTCCTATGCTTCACATGATACTTCTAACTTAAGAGTATATGGTGGTATGGGTGTTGCTACTACACTACATGTTGGTGGTACGGGTGGATCTCAAGGTTTGTTTGTAGGTAAGAAAGACTCTGGAGACACAGTTAAGTTTAGTGTCTTAGGTGCTAGTGGTAATACAACTATTGTTGGAACATTAAATGTTAACGATGCTGTTGATCTTGATACTACTTTAAATGTTGATGGTGCAACAACTATCCAAGATGATCTTATTGTCAAGTCTGACAACAAGATGTTTAAGGTTCAGACTGCTGCAGCTGCAGATAAGTTTACAATTGATACTGATAACGGAAATACGGTTACGCAGGGATCTCTAGATGTAAATGGTACATATCGTTCATATAGCACTTCTCGTTTCGATGACAATATGGTCATCCAAGGTGCTTCTAAGACATTGCAACTAAACAATGGATCTGGAACTACTAAGACTACACTTCATACAACTACAGGTAATGCAGAATTTGGTGGTGATGTAGATGTTACAGGTACTTTAGATGTAACAAGCGACTTAAACATCAATACTAATAAGTTCCAAGTTACTGCATCAAATGGTAATACAACAACAGCAGGAACATTTAATGCTGATGGTGCTGCTACATTCCAAGATAATGTAACAATAAATGCAGACAATAAATTGTTTGCTATACAAAATAATTCAGCAGCAACTAAGTTTAGTGTTGATACTGACAACGGAAACACAGATATTCAAGGTACTCTTAATGTAGAGGGTGCAATGACATTTGATGACACAGTAGGTATTACTGGTGTCACTAGTGTTACAGATTCTACTGATCAAACTCTTTCAGGATCATATGCTGCTGATGGTTCTGTAAGACTTACTGGTGGTATTGGTACTGCCAAAAATTTAGCAGTTGGTGGCGGGGCTAGAGTTTATGGAAACACAGAACTAACTGGTAGTTTAGATCTTAATAATAGTGCTGATGTTTCAGGTAATTTTGTAATTAGTAATGCTGATGAAGCAACATCTCTTGCAGATTCTTCAGTTGCTTTACAAGTTGCTGGTGGTGCAACAATTGATAAGAATACATACGTTGGTGGAAATTTCGTAGTCTACGATGCTGGTAATACTCGTGCTGCATTTACGGTAACTAATGCTACTGGTGATGCTGCAACTCATAATGACCTTACAGTTGGAGGTAACTTAATAGTAAATGGAACAACGACCACCGTTAATTCAACCGTCACTACTGTCGATGACCCTATCATTACTCTTGGTGGCGACACAGCACCAGGATCTAATGATGGTAAGGATAAGGGTGTGGAATTTCGTTACTATGATGGCTCTGCTAAACTTGGTTTCTATGGCTATGACAGAGGATCCTCCAAGTTCGTATTCCTAACAAGTACTACAAATACATCAGAGGTAATAACAGGAACAGATGGTGACTTAGTAGCAGGATCACTCAATCTTACTGGTGCTGGTACTGCACTTGATGTAGATAATAACGCAAATATTGATGGCACTCTAACAGTAGATGGTGCAATAATTTCTAATCTTGCTACAGGAACTGCTCCTTTCCAAGTTGCTTCTACAACCAAGGTTACTAATCTTAACGCTGATTTACTAGATGGTAAAACAACTGATGAGGCAAACACTGCAAGTACAGTTGTAGTTCGTGATTCTTCTGGAGACTTTGCTGCTAATCAAATCACTGCTGCTAGTGCTGTTGGTGCTGGTGCTGGATTCTTAGGTAACGCAACCACTGCTGATGCATGGAAGACTGCTAGAGTATTTACCCTTGATGGTGTTGTATCTGGGTCTGTATCTGTAGATGGTAGTGCTGCTCCAACACTAACAACAACATATGTTGATGCTGATATAACTGCTTTGGCAGCAATGTCTGGTACTGGATTTGTTGTAAGGACTGCTGCTAACACTTATGCTCAGAGAAGTATTTCTGCTACGGCATCTTCTGGAGTAACAATCACTAATGGTGATGGTGTTTCTGGAAACATGGTAATAAATGTTGCGTCAGCAACAGCTAATACTGGTGATGCTCTAGTTCTACGTGATGCATCTGGTAACTTTGCTGCTGGTACTATTACTGCTACCTTGACTGGTAATGTAACTGGTGATCTAACTGGTACTGCTGATTTAGCAACTAGCGTAACAGCAACTGCTAATGATTCAACAGATGAAACAGTTTATCTTACATTCCTTGATGGTCCTACAGGAACACAGGGAATTGAAACCGATGCAGGATTAACATATAATCCAAGTTCAGGAATTTTAACTACTACACAAGTAACAGGAAATCTTGTAGGTAATGTTACTGGTAATGTTGCTGGTGATTTAACAGGTAATATTGTTGGTACTACAACAACTGCTAAGAATCTTAATCCTGCTGCAGATAGCACATATGATCTTGGTACAACTTCTGTTCGTTGGCAACATATTTATGCTGATGATATAACTGCAGGTGGAACAATCACTGCTGCTTTAACTGGTGATGTTACAGGTAACTTGGTTGGTACTACATCAACTGCTAAGAATCTTAACCCTGCTGCTGATAGTTCATATAACCTTGGTACATCTACAGTACGCTGGACAAATCTTTACGCAGATAACTTAAATGCTTCTGCTAACGCTACTATCGCTGGTAACTGCGATGTTACAGTTAATGCCACAATTGGTGGTACATTGGGAGTTACAGGTGTTCTAACGGCAAGTGGTGGTGTCTCAGGTAATGTGACTGGTGCCCTAACTGGTAATGCTGACACTGCTACACTAGCAACGACGTTTACAACAAGTGCTAATGACAGCACTGCCGAGACAGTTTATCCTGTCTTTGTTGATGGTCAGACAGGTGCTCAAGATGCTGAGACTGATGTTGGACTTACATATAACCCAAGCACAGGAGTTCTAACTACTACTGCTGTTACTGCTAACTTAACTGGTGCAGTAACTGGTAACGCTTCTACTGCAACTGCTTTGGCAACTGCTAGAACTATTGGTGGTACATCATTCGATGGTACTGCTGATATCGCTGTTGCACTTGCTGATACTACAACTGCTTTGGCAACTGCAAGAACTATTGGTGGTACATCCTTTGATGGTACTGCTGATATCGCTGTTGCACTTTCTGCTACAGCAACTACTCTTGCAACACCACGAACAATTGGTGGTACATCCTTTGATGGTTCAGCAAATATTGCCGTTGCACTTGCTGATACAGCAACTGCTCTTGCAACAGCGAGAGATATTGGTGGTGTATCATTTGATGGTAGTGCTGCAATCAATCTTCCAGGTGTCAACGCTGCTGGTAATCAGGATACTTCAGGAAACGCAGCAACTGCTACTCAAGCAGCAAACCTAACCAACCATAATACTGGTGGTCTATCAGAAGGAACAAATCTTTACTATACAGAAGCAAGAGTACAAGCAAAACTTGATAATGCATATGAGCAACTTAGAGCAATGCTCAATAACCTTGCTACTACAACTACATTAACATTAAATCTATCTGGAGATCCTACTCCTGGTGACGTTGTTACATTTGGATCTATCGCATCTGGTGGATCTGGATATACAACAGCAACTGGTGTTGCTACAACTTCTAGTGGTAGTGGTACTGGATTGACAGTAGATATCACTGCTGTTTCTGGTATTATCACTGCTGTTGTCCTTAATAATGATGGTGCTGGATATGTTTCTACTGAAACAATTACAATTACAAACGCTAATGCATCTGGTATTAAAACTACTGGAAACATTGGTGCTGCTGACGCATCAAGAACTGCTGGTACTTACACCATCGGTGCTTCTGATTATATTTCTCAAGCATCTGGTAGTGCAGCAACATTCAGTATTGTAATTGATGGTAGTGGTGCTGCAACCATTACAATCACTGATGATGGTACTGGATGGATTGCTAATGAAACAATTACAGTTGCTGATGCACAACTTGGTGGTGGCGGTGGTGCTGCTCTTACCTTTGATTGTACAGCAATTCATGATAATAGTGCATCAATCCCTGTTGCAACCGTGAAGACTATGACAGTTGGTCAAACCTTAACAGGTGCAACCTCTGGTACAACTGGTGTTATCACTGCTTTAGGTGCAACATCAGTAACAGTAGATAATGTTGATGGATTCTTCAAGAAAACTGAAGTTGTATCCTCTGGTAATATTACTACTCTAACTGCTTCCTCATTCGCTTAATAAACCATGTCTGCTACAAGACCCGCTTCTAAAACGGAAATAAAAAACTATGCTCTTCGTAGGTTAGGTTATCCTACAATAGACATTAACGTTGCAACTGAGCAACTAGATGATCTAGTAGAAGAAGCAATTGATTACTATCAAGAATATCATTATAGTGGAAGCTATAAAGCATTCTTAAGAATAGAAGTTACGGAAGCAATCAAAACTAACGCACAAGCATACTCTCAAGAAGGTTCTAGTGCATGGTATGGAATTAATAATTACGTCGATACTGCACCTGGCACATTAGGTATCAATCATGTATATACAAGTATTGGTGCATCTAGTATAGTTCCAGGTAATATTTTTAATATTAAATATCAGATATTCTTGAATGATATCTATGCTATGACTCATGGTCATATCTTACATTACTTCCTCACATCACAATATCTTGAGACTTTAGATTTTGTAACTAACTCTCAAGCAAATCGTAGAATTAAATGGAATGAACATCAAGGTAGATTGTATATGGATATGGATTGGGGTGAAATGAATGTTGGTGATTATATACTTGTTGATTGTAATATGAGACAAGATCCAGATACTTATACAAGCATGTATAATGATAACTGGTTGAAAGATTATGTAGAAGCACTTTTCCAACAGCAGTGGGGTCGTAACCTAAGTAAGTATGATGGTGTTCAAATGTTGGGTGGTGTAACTTTGAATGGTCGTAAGATCTTAGATGATGGTTCGCAATTCAAAAAAGATCTTGAAGAGGAATTGCGTGATCGTTATGAGTTACCACCACTTGATGCAGTAGGTTAAGATTTATGGCAATATCAAATACACCAGCACAAGATTATGTCCAATCTGACTATACTCATAGTGCACGTTTTAGAGCAAACGGATCTGCACAAGAACAAAAATTTATTGAAAACCTAGTAGTAGAAAGCATTGAAATTTATGGGCAAGACATATATTATGTACCGAGAACTATCGTCAATCGTGACGACGTTTTCGCAGAAGATTCGGACGGCAAGTTTGAATCGGCAAAACCAATCAGAGCCTATGTTAATAACGTCGAAGGATGGGAAGGACAAGGTGAGTTACTTACAAAATTTGGAATACGCATCGAAGATAAAACGACGTTTATATTCTCCCGTGAAAAGTTTAAAGAAAAAGTTGACGACTCTGTTGTCCTTAATGTCGAAGGAAGACCCAACGAGGGGGATTTAATTTGGTTCCCTGTAACAAAACATTTATTTGAAATACAATTTGTGGAAGTAGAACGTCCTTTCTATCAGCTAGGTAAAGGATATGTTTGGGAAGTACAATGTGAACTCTTCGAGTACAGCGATGAAGAGATTAACACTGGTATCACTGAACTTGATGCTATAGAAAATGCATTTGCTAATGCCATCACAGTTAACTTTGCTGTTGGTGGTACTGGTGACTTCACTGTTGGTGAGGTAGTTGCTGGTGGTACATCCAATGTAACTGCTGAAGTTAAGGCATGGGATTCTACTACTAGACAATTACAAGTCTTTAATAGATCTGGTATCTTCACTGTTCCTGAGACAGTTACTGGACAATCATCTAGTGCTGCTTGGACAAGCTCATCATATAACACACTAAATAATGTCAATACTGCTAAGAGCGTCGATCAAAATAATGATTTTGAAACTCTTGATAATGATATTATAGACTTTACTGAAACAAATCCATTCGGTACTGTCGGATCAACTACTGACACTACAATCTGATGCTAGGAACCTATTCATACCACGAGATATTTCGTAAAACTATTGTTGCCTTTGGTACTCTATTCAATAATATTGAATTAAGGAGATCCGATGAGGTAATGAAAGTACCTCTTGCTTATGGTCCTAAGCAGAAATTTTTAGCACGTTTAGATCAAAACCCAGATCCTACAAACAAAAGAGTACAGATTACTCTTCCTAGAATCTCTTTTGAAATAAATTCAATCACTTATGATTCTAGTAGAAAAGTTTCACCAACTCAAAAGATTAAGATTGCATCTACAACCGATAAAAATAAGAACGTCTTTATGCCAGTTCCTTATAATATCGGATTTGAATTAGGAATTATCGCAAAGAATCAAGAGGATGGATTACAAATATTAGAACAGATTCTACCATTCTTTCAACCCCATTATAACCTTTCAGTTAAACTAATAACGTCTGTAAATGAAATTAAAGATGTACCTGTAGTATTAACTAATGTGGAATATGAAGATGATTATGAAGGAGACTTCACAAGTCGTAGAGCAATTATATACACTCTTCAATTTACTGCTAAGACATATCTATATGGACCTATCCAAGACAGCAAGATTATCAAGAAAGTTGTTACAGATTACTATACAGATACAAACGTAACAAAAGCACCAAGAGAAGTACGTTACACTGCTACACCAACATCATTGGTGGACAGGGATGGAGTTGTTGTTACAACGTTGACCTCTGCCACAGATAACAATGATAACATTATTGTAGTAGCAGATGCTTCTAGTATTGCTAAGTTTGATAATATATACATTGATACTGAACTTCTTAGAGTTACTAAGAAAGATGGAAGTGCTCTTACAGTTACTAGAGGATTTGAAAGTAGTACACCAGCAGCACATTCTAGTGGTGCAAGTGTATACAAGGTAGATACTACTGATGCTGCACTTCTAGACACTGATGATGACTTTGGATTCGGAGAAATATATTCTGAGTTTACTGATATCAAGAAACGTAACCCTATAAGTGGTGCTGATGAGGCAATTTAACTATGAGTACATTCGACGGATTGGATAAAGTCTTTGGTCAAGAACCAACTGAACTGGAACAACATGTAGAGAAAACTAAATCATTGAGAACTGAGACTCCTGATATACAACAGGATTACGAGACTTCTCGTGCTCAACTACATAGCTTAGTAATGAAAGGACAGGAGGCAGTAGATGGTATACTTGATGTGGCACGAGCAAGCGATCATCCACGTGCTTATGAAGTTGCTGGTCAACTTATCAAACACGTCGCAGACACAACAGACAAATTAATAGATCTTCAAGGTAAGATGAAAGATCTAGATAAGGAAGATAAGAAAGGTCCAACTAACGTTACTAATGCTATGTTTGTTGGTAGTACAGCAGATCTTCAAAAGATGTTAAAGAATATAAATAAAGAGGAATCTAAATAACACGACATGACAGTTCTTAATGTATTAAGTACTAACTCGGTAACAGCAGGACAAAGCGAATATCAAGTAGTACAAACAGGATATTATAGAGTTGGTTCTACAGCAGGTGCTGCTACAGTTACCTTTAATGCTGGTCCAGCAATAACTCTAGTTCAAAACGAATTTATTCTTATTAAAGGTAGTAAGCCTGGTCAAGCACAAATTATAAAAGCAGTAGATGATGCTACTGCAGATTATTTTGTTGGACAACATCTTCAAGATACATCTAACAATCATCCATTCTCAGTAGGAGATTATATTGCCGTTGTAACTAATGGTACAGATCCAGCAATTGATAGCAACTTCTTATCTGCAGGAACTGCTGGTAAAAAGATTACTGCTACTAACTTTGCTAATATGCTCACTACAGATATAGACTCATCTTCTGCAAGTGCAGATTATACTTGGTCTTCTGGTAACAAAGCGTTGGTTCAACGTTGTGTTAAAATTACTGCAGCAACAAGTGCAGTTATAATTGAAGAAGTACAAGTAGTAGGAGGATAATATGCCTCTTGTAAATCAAAAGGCAGAGAAGATAGTCAAGGGCATGAAGCGTCGTGCCCCTGACTTTAAGAAGCGTTATGGCGAAGACGATAAGAAAGTAATGTATGCTACTGCTAATAAATTAGCACAGAAAGAGAACCTTAAGGTTCTATATTATAAAGATTTTATTAACATTGTAGAGAAGAAAAAACGTATAAATAAATGTACTTAAACAAATAACTTACGTGTGGTATTTTTCGTAGGGCTGTTTGAGAGAAGAATTTTTACAACCGAATGGATAAGATCCAGAAAGAACTGAAAGAAGTTCAGAAGAAGTTGGCAGATATTGAAAGGACTCAAGAAAATCTAATGAAGATTAGAGAACTTGAACGTATGCAAGATGAAAAGAAATGTTTAAGTCCACGTCACGAACATGGACAGATGATGTAATGCTCATAGACAATTCTTATACTATATGCTATCATAATAGATAGTTATAGTATTCTTGATCTATAATGGCTTACACAGTTACATTCAAATCCGACTCAGGTATTGAAGAATCTTTTCAATGTGAGGAAGATCAATATATTTTAGATGCGGCTGATGAAGCAGGATTTGAACATCCTTATTCATGTCGTGCTGGTGCTTGTTGTACATGTGCTGGTAAAATTGTGACTGGTACTGTTAATCAAGAAGAACAATCGTTCTTAGATGACGATCAATTAGAAGCAGGTTTTGTACTAACATGTGTGGCACAACCTACTTCTGATTGTGTTATACTCAGGGAACAGGAGGACAATCTTTTTTAAAATATATGGATAAGCACGACATACCTATATTAGGAGACTTCTATACTAAAGGAGAAGTCGATAAAATGGTTGCTGATGCACTAGAAGAAGCACGTGCTATAGATGAAAAATCTATGGCAGACCATAACTTTAAAGCAACTATTATTAGTATGATTCTTGGGTTTACATGCCTTGCTTTATTTCTTGATGGTACTTTAAGATTGCTAGGAATCATACCACCTTTTATGGATATAGATATAAGTATAATTGATAGGGTTGCCGATAAGGTAGAGACAGAAATTCTCCCCCTAATCAATCAAGCTAAAGGATACATACCAAAATTATGATGTTAACACAAGAAGTCATTGATAAGATTCAATTAGCAATGACTCACACCAAAATGAATGGTGAGGTAAACTGGAAAGATGGAGATGACATAGATGTATGTCTTGGTGGCACATTTGCTGGTGACAAGTTTATTTCAATAATAAACAGAACACGTAGTAATACAACAAAGCCATGAGTGATTTTTCAGCACAGATAAAAGCAGGGACTAAAAAGTCTCACTCAGCAGCAGAGAATACTAAGTTCGTTGCTCAGTTTCTTAAAGGTGTATTAGATCCTGAAGAGTATCGTAAATTGATTACTGACTTCTGGTATGTCTATGACACAATGGAGCAGAGGATAAATGAAACTAAAGATCCCCTAGCAAGTACATTGAGACATTGGTCTGCTCAATTAAATCGTACAGATTTCCTTGAAAGAGATCTTAGATATTATTATGGTCCTATGTGGAGAGCTCTCCAAACACCTTCAGAAGCATGTAATACTTATTGTTATAGGATTAATGAAGTAGCAAATGACAATCCTTATCTTTTGATTGCACACCATTACACCAGATACATTGGTGATCTTTCTGGTGGTAAAATTCTTAGAGGTATAGCAGAGAATGCATTAGATCTACCTGCAGGTGAAGGATTACATTTCTATGATTTTCCTAAGGTTGATGATGCTAAGAAATTTAAAGCAGCATATCGTGTAACTTTAGATTCATTAGATCTTGATCAATCTCAAATCAATATGTTGATAGCAGAAGCTAACTATGCATTCCGTCTGAACATGTATATGTTTGACGAGTTGCAAGGCGATGCTTCAAAATCTTTACTAAAACTTTTCTGGGGGTTTTTAAAATCAAGAGTACGCTTGACCAGCGAGAGCAATTGATAACCCTAAAGATGTTCCCATGATGGTGAGTCGGCTCATCCACCACATTATTTCGTGTTTGTTCATCTTCCCATAGGGACAATGCCCATTAGATAATCTAAACCTGTTTCATTTGTGCAAGAATCCACAAAAGAAGGATGCTCCTGTAGAAAGGGAACATCCTCTTGTGCATCTCTAATAGCTTCGTACGAGTCTCTTGCGTACTCGCAAATGTAATGACGCTGTTGATCAGTGTCGTGATACCCTACGGTATAATGTGAACGGGGCATGATCTTTCAATCCCATACTGCATTTATTTAGTATAGCAGGTAAGTACAATTACGCATTATTATCTTGATATGAAGATCACAATTATTGACAATATAATATCTACAGGATATCAGAACCATATCCAAAGTCTTTTTTGTAATCAAAAATTTCCTTGGTTCTTTACTCCAGAAGTTTCTAAACCAGGAGAGGATGATCCCAATTCAGGGTTGTCCCATATCATATACAAGAATAATGAAAGAAGTCCATATTTTGATTCTGTATTACCTATACTATATGAAGGACTTCATGAGTATAATAGATGTTGTGAGGTAAAAGAATTATATCGTATACGAGCAGGGTTGTTTGTAAGGAACCAAAATAATGTAGATGTTCATGAGAAGCATATAGATCTACCACATATGAAACATTATGTGATGATCTATTATATAAAGGATAGTGATGGTCCTACTTGTTTATATGACGGAGAGGAAATTATAGAAAAGGTTGAACCTAAAAAAGGTCGGTGTGTGTTATTTCCAGGAGAAACTTACCATGCATCAACTTGTCCTAGGCTAAATTCTGATAGGATGGTTATCAACTATAATTTCTTAATATGATTGTATGGTCAGTAATAATATTAGTAGCAATATTGCTCGTAATAGTATCTTGGTATATCTACTATATACTACGTATGGCATATGCGGAGATGAATGAAGATGGGAGCAATGACACCCCCAAGCAGGAAGAGTTGTTACAACTTCCGAGTGACGGAGATAAATCGTGTTCTTGACGGGGATACTATTGATGTCACCATTGATCTTGGGTTTGATTTATTCAAGAAAGAAAGAGTTAGAATTGCAGGAGTTGATACGCCAGAAAAAAGAACAAGAAACTTGGAAGAGAAGGCACTGGGAATAGATGCTACTAACTGGTTAAAGAAAAAATTAGAAGATACTATTGCAGGTGATGGAGATGAACTCACTGTTA